ATTGCGTCGACCACTATAGCCTATGCAGCCTACAAGGCTACTAGCTCTTCGTCAGTCCCCGAAGTGGAACACCGAGAATCACGAGCCACGCAGAGACAGCGCCGTAAGGGCGTTGCGGCGCGTAACAATGCACGCTCATGGCGTTGTCGCAATTTCACTGAAGGGAAACGCGAGTCCAATCGGTTCTCCCGCCGTGGTGGTTTACCGGCTGATATAGAAGTCACGTACAAAGGGAAAAAATTTCGTGTCGATGAGAATGAAGTCGACTTGGCCTGGGACGATTTCATAGAGTATCGTAACGCACGCCGTTCGGGTGACTTTGACGCCTGGGATGAAGACTATTATGAATCTAAACGATCTGGCGGTGCTGCAGCAACTTTTAGGGTCTTAGAGCTTCTTGATGAAATCCAGTACGGTGGTCCCATGGATGTTCATGAGGCCCAAACCGAAATGCGCGACCTCATCCGCCAAGACCCTGCATTCGAACACATGATGTATGCCCTTGCAGGCCGAGAAAATGTCCCTTATCTCCGTGATAATGTGGCGCGTGGTCTTCGTGAAGCATTGGTCAATGCTGGCACGCAGAACAAACGCGAAGAATGGAACAAAGGCATATTCTATTTGCAAGGCACTGTACCTATCGACGGTAAGCCTAAAGTGTTCACCACGTTCTATACATTAAGCCCTACTATGAACGCGCAAATCTTGGTCACTGCCCGGCATGGTTTGACAATTCCAAAACCTGGTGCGCCCCATATAGAGTTATTACCACTTGAACATCAGGTTGGGCAGAAGATCAAGCTTTTTTCTGCTGACGGCACCCAAATTGCGCCTGCTGAAGTGCTTTACGTCTCAGACGACGTTGATGACGTTGCCATCCTTTCAGCACCCGTAGCACATTGTCCTGGTGTCAAACCTTTCAAGCTCGTCGAGACCAAACAAGCAATGGTTTTTGCTCCTCGTATAGCTGATGATGCTATTAAATTAAAAGAATGGTCTTTTGGGCAAGCTACGCAAGAGTTAGTCCAAATGAATGAGGGCGAACGTCTTTTCAAACACACAGTCGATACCAATCATGGTGATAGCGGATGTCCCATTATTCGTGCTAGCACCAATGAAGTGGTCATGATGCACATTGGAAACCAGGTTGATAATGCCGGTGTGCCAGCCGGCATTTTGTTGGAACATGCTAAGAAGGCTGAGCGCCGGATTAAGGAGTTGAAGAAACCCATAGCTTCTCCCGGCACAGTGCCACGCCAGTTAGAGTTCGGATATGCTCCTACCAACGGCACCATATCTACTATGATACGCCACAACCAAATTGGATGGGTTAAGGAATATGATCCGAAGTTTGATCACGCCGCTATGTATACCCCGAGACATAAGCAGGCTCGCAAAGAGCGAATGTCAGAACCCCGTTATATTGAGTTTTGTTCGACAAATCCGCCCCCTGCTATCAAGCAGCGATTTTGTCCGAATGTTTTGACCGAAGAAAACCTTCGGGTGGCTGCGGATAAATTTCGCTATACTACGCGTTTTCACCCCGAACTTCCCAATATGCAGCATTCAACGGTTTTACTCGTTGAGTTATTGCGCAAAGCAGTTAGTTCCAAGGCTCGTATGTGGACCTACAGCGAAGCCTGTGCAGATGTCGACCCTACGACCAGTGTTGGTTACCCTTATGATAAGTTGTGGCATAATAAAGGCCAGGCTCTCGCCGATCCTAAACTTGGCGAGCTTGTTTCAGATTATTTGTTGAAGCTCGGCACACCAGATGAGAAGCATGAAATTTTAACCATGAATGCTAAGAATGGTGAAATACGTTTAGCAGAAAAGAAAGACAAGGCTCGCGTCATCTTCTGCGATTCAGTCGTCCGAGTGGTTGCCTCGAAAATGCTTGCTGGCGATATTTTCGACCAATTTCTGGCTGAGAGCAAGCGTTCTCCTTCGGGCAATTTTTGGTCAGCATTGGGTCTAGGCCCTCTTAAGGGCGGAATGAACAAATTGGCCATGTTGCTCAGCCATTACGAATGCCATTCGGCTGATGGTGATGCCTGGGAGACTACACAATCTTATGAAGCTATTCTCACTATGGGTGAGTGTATAGCTGAAGCCTGGAATTTGAAAGGTCGACACAAAGAACAATTCATGGCACTCATACGCCAAGAGGCTGAGAGCTGGGTGCTTGATATCGAAGGTCACTTCTTCGTTAAACATGGTTGTAATGGTTCTGGCAATTTTCTCACCTCCATGCTAAATACTGTCTTCAACATGTGGGTCCACATTTATGGTATTCTATGTCAACGACACTACACCACCATCGATGAGATGATGCTCCATTTCTCCATGTATTTGCTCGGCGATGATGAAATTTTAGTGAACCGTGTGAAGTTTGATCGGTCGGCCTTTTATCATGCGGCTTATATGGCCTTTGGCCTCACTTACACTCCAGGGCCTGAGGGTGACTTCACTCATCATACCTTTTACAACATGAACTTTCATTATGATGATGAGATAAAACAGTGGCTCCCTAAGCTCAATTGCGACAAGGCACATGCCACTCTCAATTCATTCACCGAACCTGACAAGGTCGGCCAACGGGCGTATTCTATTGCGCTCTTGTCTTATGCCGATAGTGAATGGCATGATCACTTTTGTAAATTCCTTACTTTTTTGGGAATACAGCCACCGCCTAAAGTCGTGACTTTGGCGATTATGACGGGTAAAACTTCCTTCTTTGGCTATAACAACAGGCTCGAAGAAAGTCAATGGCACCGTTCACTTGGAAAATTTTATGAACCAGAAACATACACATGGCTCGGCGATTTCGTGCCATCCACGCAGCTGGGAGATCGCCCGGGCTACGTATCCGCAGCCGTAAGGCATTCTAAACAACTAGAAACGGATTTCATAAAAGATTTTGGTGAAGGTGCCAAACAGCAATTAGACGACTTGTACGAAGTTTTTATGTCCAAAGAGTCTGAACGAAAATATGGCCGCAGCTCCCGAATTGCTTCAGGCATCGCAGGCGCTGTTGCAGCTCCAATCGTCGCCGGCAGTGCGGCGATTGCCGGGGGCCTCCGAGCGGCTAGCCGCATCAAATCGCGCGCACCAACGCTCCGCGGTTTTAAAACCACCACGGCCCGTCCCCAAGGACGTGCTAGTCGTGTGCGACGTGCTCGTAAGGCGGTCCGTGCGGTTAGCGCACTCATCGGCCGACGCAAAGCCCGTCGTAACCCAATTGCCCGATCAATTCGCCGAGGTTTCAAGACACGTGCTGCGGCATCCTCTATCGCACGCCAATTTGGCGACAGGATGCGAGGCCCACCCGTTGCCCTCAATCGTGGACTTGGTCCGTCGAAGTTTTCCATGTCGATGTCAGGAACAGGACGTAACCAAGTCGCGCTCATTACGGGGCGCGATTACCTTGGCACCATAACTAATCAAGACAATACAGTTGGTGTCTCATTGTTGAAAGATTTGTTCCCCAGTGATGGTGGTGGTGTCTTGCTTAATCCTGAATCTGTTGGCGGCGCTCGAGTCGCCATAGCCGGTAATCTTTTTGAACAATTTCGATTCCGCCATATTTCATTCACTTTCACAGAAGCTTCAGGTACTAACACTGTCGGTAATGTTGCCGGCTGGGTTGATCCCGACCCCACTGATTACGTTTCTTCCAATGAGGCAGGCATCAAGGCTGGTTCCACACACATGTCTTTTAAGACCACTCCGGTTTGGCGAGAATGTACTTGGACTGCTGATCCCAAAGCGCGGAATGAAGAAGAATTGTGGATCCGGTCTTCCGATGTGGGAGACGCCTCATTACGTCTATCCAATCAGGGTCGTTTTGAGATGCGCCTCGAGGTGCCCACAGACAAAGCCCCTTTTACCAAGATTGGTTCTTTGCATATGAATTACATCTTGGAGATGCGGAAGCCTACTGTTAATTTGCCTTATTATGGTTCCAGTGATCAGTACACCTTCTCTTTACCAACTGGTAACCCGCCGCAAAGTTATGCTGAAGTTTTTAACCCCGCCTCAGCTGGCTTTACACTTCAAGCGGACACTGGCAATTCTGGCGCCACTGAGGCGTTTGCCACCACACTCAACACCGGGGGTGGGGCACACACACACCTTGCCAATTTCTATTTGCCACCAGGTGTCTGGCAGATAAATTATAATATGCTTGGGGTCAACGTCGGTGACTCTGACATTTTAGGGATAGGCACCAAAACCATGACCTATGGCCTTGGTGCCATTGTTGCCACCACTGAGTCTTTGTCTGACATCATCTGGGACTCCGTTGGTACACAGTATTATGGCTTCCAAGATCTCTCTCTTTCTGCACCTGATAACAACAATGTCTCTTACACCAGCCCTGCTGGCGTTTATTGGCTCAATGAGGCCGGCACGGGCGCCATCAATGCTTTGTCAGGATTCAACGGCACCCGCATTGTTGTCCCTGCTAACGGCCAAGATTTTTACCTCGCCTTCTTCCCTTCGGCGATTGCTTCTGATGTAGGTGGTACTGTCAAGGCCGGTGTGACCAAAAACACCGGCTCTATCACTTTGTACACACCGTCAGACACTTCTACCGTCAAAGCCTCTGTTACCTTCACTCTGACTTTTGTTCGTCCCACTCGTGCTGAATCACTGAGTCTCATACCCACTCAGCTGACAGCCGATCCACGTTTCACCAGCGTCGATGAACGTCTGAAATACCTGGAGTCACTTGTGGAACGAGCACACCCTCGTGGCCTTGCCGCAGCTTCTCGTGCTGGTGCAGCTGCCCCACCGGCCCCCAAGAGTGAAAGCAAAGAGCCCATCTCTGATGGCGAAGAACCATCTGAAGAGGTTTTGAAGGTTGCAAAACAGTTGTCAAAGCTTTTAGTCTTGGACTAATCTTTGGCCATGCACCTCTGTTCTCAACGCCCTGGTTGAGTTTTTATGGTTGCTAATTCAAATAGCTAAAAGTTCTTTTTTCTTTATGCCCAATTGAAAATTTGGAGTCATACGCCGGCTAATTACCGAGGGTACAAACATCCACAAACGTCGTTCATCGGCTGCTTTAGCGCTGTGCGAC